CTGGTGGTGCAAGTGCAGCAAACCCAATGAATAGCCTAGCAGATCAAATAGGTAATTTGGGTGATGTTCTGAATGATATGTCTGACGCTGGCGGTAAATCCAGAGCAGCTTGGAACAAGGCTGGAAAGCCTTTAGTCAAGTTTATGGAAGACTATAACTTAATTGTTGAGAACTCTGTAAGGGTTACGACATTCCATGCCCTTAAAGATGCTGGCATGTCAGATGCTAGAGCAGCACAAGCCGCTAGAAGCGTCACTGTGGACTTTGGTAAGTCTGGTGATTGGGGTGGCTTTGTAAACTCTCTGTACCTGTTCTACAACGCATCACTTCAGGGATCGTTCTTCTTCCTTAGGTCTTTGTCCCGTATGCCAAAGGCCAAGCTTGCCAAGTACGTTGGTGGCATAATGGCTGTCGGTGCCTTGATGGACACGCTGAACGCATTTCTTTCTGAAGAAGATGAGGATGGAATTAAAGAAGTTGATAAGGTGCAAGACTACGTTGCTGAACACAACTGGGTCATCATGACGCCATTTCTTGAAGACACACCATACCTCAGCCTACCCATGCCATATGGTATGAACATGCTATACAACACTGGCAGAGCGGCGGCTCAAATGGTTCGTGGCGGAAAGCGTTTGGATCAAGCCAGCTCATCTATAGGCAGAACCCTTCTAGAAGTGGTAAACCCATTAGGCGGCTCAGAGCATTTCTTAAACTTTGCAGCACCAACCATTGCCGATCCATTTATATCACTGTACGGCACCAATAAGGACTTCGCTGGAAGGCCACTCATCAAGACCGCATTCCCCAATCAGATAGCTTCTGACGCTAGCCTGTATTGGAGCAGCACATCGCCAACGGCTGTATCTATAGCCAACTCTCTCAATGAGCTTACAGGCGGCAGTGACGCTGTATCTGGATGGATAGATTGGTCACCAGACAGCCTAGAGTTTTGGTATGATTACATCACAGGTGCCACAGGTAAGACCATCCAACGTGCGGCAGAGATTGGACCTAAGCTTGCAAGTGCTGACAACGCTGAGGACTTCTGGAACACAGTGGGCCGTGACTTCCCGATGGCAAGGAAGCTCATAGGTAACATTGGTGATAGCGAAAATCTTAGTGTGTACATTGATAAACGTGACAGGATTAATGTTGCCAGACAGGAATTAAAGAACGCATATGAGGCTGGTGACCGTGAACGGTTTGAAGCAGCTAAGGAGCGTTATCCTGATGAGCTAAGGGCAATGGCTGGCATGAAGAAAGCTGAATCAGCTAGACGTAAAAACTCTCAGAGGGTCAACATGGTCAAGAACGCTCAGAACATAACTGAGGAAAGACGGGAAGAACTTCTCAGCCAACTCAGAGAGCAAAAGAAAAAAATAATATCGTTTGGTATTAGGGCTGCTGCCAACATTTAAGTTCAATTGAACCAATTTGTCACCAAAAACACAGGGTGGAATTCCCTTAACGTGTTGATATTTAACACAATGACCAGAACTGAACTGTTCGGGTAATGGTAGGTCTTATTTATATTTTTTTGATGGTTAACATTTTAGGGTGTTTTGTTAACCTTTGTTAGTTTGCCCCACCCAAAACCCAAGGGTGGGGCTACAGTCACTCAGGTGGACTAAGGTAAGACAATACAAAAAAACTTACCGTTTGGCCCAAGCCTGTATTGAGGGTGTTTTCAAGGCTGAATAAGACCTAGCCGACCGCCCCCTGCGGGATAACTGAATAGGGCAAGCCAAGACCTATTCAGCTATGACAATTGCTTATTATGTATCTATCAAGGTCATTCATGGCTAACTTTAGATTTCTTACTTTATGCATGTCTTCATTGTCAGCTTCAAAGTGTATGATTGCGTTCATTGATACCTCCATAAACCCACGTAGTACGCATATGGTTTCTAAGCTTGGTATATGCTGTAGCAACATATTACCCATTTTCTTCTGTTCAATCTCCTCAGCGTCAGGCCAGCGCGTCATAACATTTTTCATGATGTTACTAGTTGGTGTCCAATCTAAGATTGCCCTGTGTATGATTTCATCTTCTACATCAAACAACAATTCTTCTGGACAGTCATCAGGTATTTCTGAAGCGTCAATGTTATCCCCCTCATCCATCTTGATAGACATTACAGTAAACACTCCCTCTAGGCACAATAACGTGCCTAGACTTAGCTTTGTTGATTTGTGCGTATGTCTTATCAATGCACCTCTCCTAAGTAACTTTTGGTTTGCGTGTATATTTTCTCTTCTTTTTTTCTTCAATCTCTAAAGGCTTTTCTCCAGTCATCTTTGAATACCACTTCTCAATTTCAGAGACCTTCCACCTTCTTATCCTTGGACTGAAGACAATTGGCTTAGGGAATTTATCATCTGTCCTCATGATGGACCTGATGCTGCTTTTGCTCATCCCTATAATCTTTGCCATTTGATCTACATCAACTAAAGCTGGTGGTACTTTTACTTCATCCATAATCTGAAATCCTCTCTTAAAGACTCAAACTTCTGCCTAGCCTCTGTGTTATGTCTAAACTCTGACCGCGATTTAATGCCGCAAATCTCTCTGACAACAGATACGCAAGCGTCTTCTGTATTGGTTTCTATGAGGCCAGCCTCTACCATGTACTTTCCGAAATCATCATTACGACAAAGAAGGCCAGCAGACGCTATTAACTTTTCAATCGCAACCATGTCGGCCCTATCGTCAGGCTTGTCATCATCTGTAAGCTTAACCATTCCAACCATATAACGAGTGCCAACCCAATCTGTATGAAGATTGGAGGGGCAATCATTGGGGTGTACGTTCAGCCTCAAGATAACTCCATTGCGGTCTTGAGACATTGAGACCTTTACGGCCTCAAATCCCATTGCTGCATTTTTGATGTCTATCTCATCATCCACTGAATAATCTCCTAAAGAAACCTTTTTTCTTTGGTTCTTCTGTCGGCCTCAATCCTTCTACCGCTTTGAGTAGGGTGTTCATCTCTGTGGACGTTACCTGAACCATAGGCTCTGGCACTATATCCCGTGGCTTTAACGACAGGGGTTCTTTTTTTGGATTTGATAGATTAATCCTTGGTTTGTGCCAAGTTTTAAGCTCAACATGACGCCCACTCATTGGATCAACCTTCTGGTTCTTCCAGTGTTCATCACCAGACTTTTCAGTCACTTTCTGCCCGTCCATTATTTTACTTTTTATGTTTCCAGTGGGCCTAATGCTGTTTCTTTTCTTCTGATTTCCTGAACCAGCTAAAGTATGTGAAAACTTATGGTGAAGTCTCCACATCTTTTGATAGATTTGTTTTTTAGTTTTACTGCTACCCGCATCACGTAGCTTCTGCGTTATTTCATCTGTAGTGTAGTAACCCGTGAGCCTTAGAATTATTCTCATCTCTTTATCGGTAAACAATCCAGATGAAGAATCTTTTTCTGGAACTGGCTTTAAAGGCAATTTAATTTGAGTAGGGGCCAACATACTAACTATCTCATCTGGCTTGTTTTCGCCGTTAGCTTTAACAACTTCCAACTTTCGCTTCACGCCTAAAAAAGATCTGTTTAGATGATCGGCTATTTGCCGTGTACTCCAACCCTCAATGTCCAAACCTTTTGCAAGTTTGATTTCATTTTCTGTCCAATTTGATCTTTTAAGTGATGGATCGTGAGGTCTAACTTGTTTATTTTTCATTCTCTTTCTCCGTACTTTTGCCAATTTCTGTACGCCCACTCTTTGGCGTCTACTCCATTCAATGCCCACCAGACCCTCTCGTTCCCGTAAGCGTGGAGATTAATGTGGCAATACCTACAAAGCGGCACCACCCAGTTATCTCCTGTTTTGTATCCTACGCCCCGCTTCTCTGCGAATTGTAGGTGATGAGCCTCTCCAGCCCGTCTGCACACCATGCAGGGTTTCCCCCGCACGGTATTCAGGTACTTCTCGTCCTTAACCCTATTTTGCTTGGGTATTAGAATGGTATTTCTTCCTTCTGATTATATGTAGGCTGTGACTGCTGCTGGTAGCCGCCTTGCTCTTGAAGCTCTTTCTTGCGCTTCCAGTTCATGTCACCAACCAAAGAAAGAAAGTTCTTTCCGTTCTTGCTGACTTTGCGCCAACCAGCCAAATCAAGTACTGGCTTCTCAATTCCAGAATTCATCTGGTTCACAAGGTCTTGAATGACCTCATACCCCAACTCCAAGTTGCCGTTGTAATCTGGGTGTGTTGGCTTTTGCTTGCGATCATTTTGAAATAATGCACCGCTCGGTTTGTATCCATCACTCATTCTGATTCTCCTTTGAGTTCTGTTTTGCGTTTACTAAATGAAGCAATTGTTTCTTCATATAATTTAGGGCTGGCATTCCTTAACTGATGCAACGTCTTCTGATTTGCCTTCCAAAAATTAGTAAGGTGTTCTGTATTCTCCACCAGTGAAAGAAGACTGCCAAAGCTTTCAGACACCATAGGCCAACCAGTGTTATCCACTTGCTTTCCGTCAGGCCCTGATATGAATGGAAATGCATCGCCTTCCTGTATAGCCACATCACCTATCATGGTCAGAATTTGCTTTTTTGGTATGGGTACAGAAAACTCATTGGCCTTAACCTCAGTACTTACTTGTCCTTTTACGACCTCTGAGGGGCTATCCTGAGGCATATCCTCGCCAGCGTATATGTAGTGGCCTAATCCAAGGTAGGCTATCGCCTTTGCCAAGCATCTTTGATGCGCTGTGTTTACATCAAAGCTATTGGGGTTTTGGATGGGCTTATTCGCGTAGTTCGTTACAGGAAACAACTCGGTGACAATATCATTGCCAGCGGTCACCGTGACTTGAACGTAGGTATACCCTTGATCATCTTTGATATAAGGCAGACCACTAGGCTGTATGACCTTCTCAAAGGTGGCGTTAGGATAGTAATCCTTGAGTACACCCCAAGCCCAAGCCCATGATAAATACGTCAGACCATTCTTTTTTTCTGTGTGGTCGTTAACACTAATTTCCTTGAGCGTATCCCAGACGCTTCTTGGCTTCCAGTTAGGTTCAATTGAACTTAAATCTTCAGTCTTTTTATCTTCATCTTTTTTCTTCTTGGTTGGCATATTATTCTCTCTCTTTGTTTACCGATGCCTCAATGGCAGATCGGTATTCTTTAGTTGACTTACCTCTGAGGAAGCTATTCTGAGTAAAGCCCTTCTTCCTACCCTTGGCCCACACAGATGCATCCTTCTTTTTATTTGATGGTTCAGTGGTGATCATTGGAAACAGCGTTGGCTGTAGCTGTAAGAACCAATGATTAATATCTCTTCTTCTTCTAATCCCTCCCTCTGTTACTCGTTCACAAACAAATCCCATGTTCTTCCAGAACCCGTTTGCCTCTATGTCTGATCCACAACGCAGTGATATGGCGTTGCTTGCATTCACTTTAGCCATTCCTGTCAGGTGCCGTATTAACTCTGCACCATAAAGCTGGCCTCTTAGATCGTATTGGATACAGGCTTGGTGTATCCTTAAAGTGTCACCAAACGAGCCGTGGTAAATGTAACCCGCTGGGTCACCGTTCACTCTGGCTAGTAGAACCCTAAAGTTCTCAACCTCACGCTCAAAGACTTGGCTTGGATAGAATGCCAGCTCTTCAGCATTCTTTTTCTGCAAGCTGTCTATGTATGTCAGGTCAGACATCAAGGCTGGTGCCACCTCAATACTCAAGTCTCAATCTTCTTTCTCTTTAGGTTGCACGAAATCATTTCCGAATAACTCAGGCTTTGCCCATTCACTTCCAAATAGCTCTTCGATCATTGGCTCAAGCAGTTTTAATATCCATTTTCTGCGATCTTCTGGTTTGATGTCGGGGTGATTGTGAACGCATTCGCAGACTATATTAATATATTCATGTCCATTTACTTTATCAGTCATAATTCAATCCATCCCTTAGTCATCTAAAAGGTCTGCGCCTTTTTTAGTTAATTGTTGATCTTCTAAACGCCACTCTCCCCAGCGTTGCGGCTGATCTCCCGTCTCCAAGTAATCATGAAAGCAGGCTTGTTTTCTCATCTTCTTAATAGCTTTCGTTTCTATCTGACGCACTCTTTCCCTCGTAATATCAAATGCCTTGGCAGTTTCTTCTAAAGAAATCTTCATAGCAAAACGCATTGCCAAAATTTCACGCTCTCTCGGTGTAAGAGTTTTAGCAAACTTTGAGATAGCACTGACTTGGGACAGGGACTTTTCGCTAGTCCCGTCTTGAATTAGTTGCTTAACGCTATCCAAATCAATTTCTACTTCTGAAGTAGATTTAGATAATTTGAACTCACGAAGGTGATCAGGCCATAAATCTTCAGGCTCTTTACCAACCATCGCTGCAACGTCCAAGGCCAAGTCAGTCCAGCCATTATCGTTAAATGGCTTCGCTCTCATGGTGACCAAGCTGTTTACCGTAGACTGATGATGGTGACATTGACGGGCCAAATCAGCCACTGATTTATAACGAGACCTGATTGCCTTTAACAATCTGCCATTTCTGACGGTTATTTTAATGTTGAAGTCTTCCTTTGGGTTTAGTTCATCTGAACTTAAATCTCCAGAATGTTTCACAACTGCACCCCCTTAAACTGATCACAAAATTCAGCCACGTTGCAGTAGTTGCCTTCGCACCTAGTGGCCTCGCCAGCTCTATACTCAACGAATGTTTTGTCTGCATGGTTGTCAGAAAACTCATTAGCCTCAACATCAGTTCCAAAAACTCTCAAGGCTCTTTTGGCTGTCTTCTTTTTAACGGCCCACTTCTCAGGCTTCGCCCATGTATCTTCCTTTGAGCATACTGGCATCATTCCAGTCAACTCTAGGTTGATCTCTGCTTCTTGATGTAGTGCCGATCTGTGACTGACAAAGTCGGCCCTTTCCTCAGGCGTCCACAGAGGCAGCTCAATAAGCACCACAGGGGCCTTAGGATAGTCTGGCTCCATCTGAGCCTTACGGCGAGACCAATCACGTACAATGGCGCATATGCGAATGCTGCTAACCTTGCGACCTGCATTGTGACAGTTTGGGTCATTCTCAAGCAGCCATGCGTAGCAGTTTTGCTGCCATGCCCACGCGTCCTTGGTAAAGATCACTGACCACACGCTGGTCACTTTGTAATCGGTAATCCTGACGGTGCCGTCATCCAAAACCTCTTGATGATCAACCGCACCCGATAGGGTCCATCCATTGGCCTGACCAAATAAACGCTCTTCAATTTTTACATTCTCTTGGGTCTTGCTGCTTTCTAAAATGTGATGAACGGCTGTACCAAACAGGGGCCAAACCTTATCCACAACATCAGAAACGATATCGGAATTGTGCTTGTCCTTCATCAGGCGAACTCTTGGGCTGTCGATCAATGTGGTCACACTGATGTCAGCTTTGCCCTTCGTGTACTTATCATCACGGGCAAAATTCAAGAAGGCTTCTGGCAAGCCATACTCGTTGGTAATTTTCATTTTAAAAGTCTCCACTCTCTGTTAGGGTTGATATCATCTAAACAATATAGGTGCAATAGGTAATTTTTATGTCAGGAAAGGTAGCTTATAAGATGCTCGACAATGGGACAATGCAAGCAATAGAGGCACGGTTTGAGATAGCTGGCGAGACGGCATCAAAGGCCAACAGTCGCAGGGCTGTGGTGATAGCTGGTAGACCATCATTTATCAAAAGCAAAAAAGCTTTGGACTACGTCAAGGCATTCAAGGCTCAATGCCCGAAGCTTGAGCATATGCTTGAGGGCGATCTGAAAGTTGAGATGATGATCTATTACGGTAGCCGTAGGCCCGATCTGGACGAGAGCCTGATTTTAGATTGTATGCAAGATTTCATTTACGCCAATGACAGACAGGTCAAACAGAAATTTATTTACTGGGGTTTGGACAGGGATGCCCCAAGAGCGATAATCAAGGTCAGCCCTTGTGACATATCTAATATCCCAGCCTATATAATATAAACTATTAGATAAGCTCTAGCTTACTACAGTAAAGAGATATCTATAGTAGTTATTATATATACTACTACTATATATAGTAAGGTATTGATATCTTTGAATATTATTAGCGTATCTCAAAAAAAAATATTGACACTCAGGCACCTTCAGAATTAGGATGGTGCGAGAGATGGAGAAACCGCAATGTTGAAAGAGCAAATGCGGGGGGTGGCTGTAAGACTTGGGCAAGGACAACATAAGGTTGTATGCCCGATATGCAGTCACAACCGCAAGAAGAAGACAGACAGAACGCTATCTCTCCGAATTGACAACGAAAAAGCCCTATATCAGTGCTGGCACTGTGATGAACAAGGGGCAGTCAGTTTGGGGGAAAAGATAATTTTTAAGGAGAGGCCTGTGGCGATAGCTAAGAAATTACAAGAAACAGATTTATCATCAGCGTCATTAAGATGGTTGCAGGGCAGGGGGATTTCAGAAAGTACAGCACGTAAGGCTGGCCTGAAAACAGTGAGCCACTGGATACAATCGGCAGGGAAAGAGACCGAATGTATTATGTTCCCGTACCAGAACAAGGGGCTTACCTACGCATCCAAAATACGTTCAATTGAACTAAAAGGTTTTTCTTGCAACGGTGCGCCTTCAACCATGTTTAACATTGAGAATGTTGAACCAAAGGAGGCAATGATAATATGCGAGGGTGAGATGGATGCTCTGGCATTCATGGAGGCTGGGTACAGCAGTGTGGTATCTGTACCAAACGGCGCAGTGATGAAGGTTGTTGATGGCAAGATAGACCCCAATGAGGACAACAAATTCAAGTTCATCTGGAATGCAAAGAAGCGCATTGAGATGTCATCCAAGGTCATCATCGCAACAGATGGTGATGCGTCAGGTCAGGCAATGGCTGAAGAGATTGCAAGGCGCATAGGCAAGGACAAGTGCTGGAAGATTGACTTCGATGATAAGTGCAAGGATGCCAATGACGTTCTGATGAAGCGAGGCACCGATGGCATTGATGATCTGATTGTCAACTCAAGGCCGTGGCCTGTGGCTGGGCTGTATCAAGCAGAGCATTTTTATGATGAGCTGGATGAGATATATGAAAAAGGCATGGGCCGTGGCGAAAGCACTGGCTATGACAATGTAGATGAACTGTACACTGTTTCAGAGGGTCAGCTAACCATTGTTACTGGGCATCCATCTTCAGGCAAATCAGAGTTCATTGATCAGATCATGGTGAACATGGCGCAGTCCAAAGGTTGGAAGTTTGCCGTCTGTTCATTTGAGAACGAGCCAAGGCTACACATCGCTAAGTTGATTTCCAAGTTCAAGCGCAAGCCATTCTTTGAGGGCCAGACAGATCGTTTGAGCTACGATGATTTGAACCAAGGCAAGAAATTCATACAGGATCACTTCTCTTTCCTGTATCAAGCCGATGGATCACAAAGCACGATAGACAACATTGTTGACAGGCTGAAGGTGGCGGTCATGCGTCATGGGGTCAGGGGCGCGATAATTGATCCATACAACTACATACAGCGCACAGGTGATGCTAGCGAGACAGATTGGGTCTCAAGCTTGCTGACAAAGATCAGGGTCTTCGCACAGGCTCACGGTGTACACATTTGGTTTGTAGCGCACCCCACCAAGATGATGCGAGGTGCGGATGGCAAGGTGCCAGCCCCTAAGGGGTATGACATCTCTGGATCAGCAGCATGGTTCGCTAAGGCAGACGTTGGCCTGACGGTGCATAGGCCTGACCCAGTGAGGACGGTAGCATCAGAGATACACATATGGAAGTGCAGGTTTAGCTGGGTTGGCAAACAGGGCGTTACTGAACTTGATTTCGACATGCTTACATCATGCTACAGGCAAAGGTTCCACGATCCAATAATGGACGGTCCAATTATTAGCGAGGATGACGATGACCTACCATTCTAAGAGGCTGGTTTCAGCAAGACCTATGGAGGAAGGCGAGGGGATTACGCTGTTTATCTGGGGGCAAGGTACAGAATTAATAAGTGCAGAGTTAAACAAACGGGAGGCAATGAGGATATGCAGTGAGATAATGGATAAATTAATTCAGTCAGGTGACAGTCAATCTCTGGAAAGGTTCAAGTGAACCAAAATGATGGTGTATGACATGATAAATCGAACTGAATACTCACGGGTACTCAACGAAAATAAAATGTTGAGAGAAGAACTTTCAAGGTTGATGAAAGAGTTAAAAAACAAAAGGGAAGACAATGACGGCATTAGAGCGGATGAAAGAGTTGGCGATTATAGAAAACGCGAGGCATCTTGAAAAGAACGATGGGAGAAAAGAAAACTATGGCCTTGGTTATCAGAAGTACAATGGCGGTAGCCACGGCAAATCAGATGAAAAGAAGCTTGAAGACCTAGAATATTCCATAAAAGTTTTGTCTAGAGAGATAAGTAAAACAAGAGACAAAGTAACAAGAATGAAAAGGAGAAGAGATGTCATTATCAAACAGTCAAATGCCACAATTAGCAAATAAAATTTTTGACATACTGCCAGATGAAATGTCAAGCTTGGAATTATCTCTTATAATTACAAGTCTTTTAGTGCAGTATGATACAGAGGATAATTGGGATCATATAACAATTGAAGTCTCAGGAATGCTTAAAATACTTGAATCATTCCCGCCCTATTCGAATGCTAAAAGTGATGCGGAGGAATTCATGAAGAAGATTACCAACCATTGACCCATTGACGTTTTTGTTTTCCATGTGGTAATGGTGTCTTGAGGTTCTCCTCCCAACCTCTTTACGTCTGCCTCAACACAGACGGATCACTCTCTCTCTCTAGAGGGCCAGCCCTTATTATGGGGCTGGCTTTTTTATTATCTTATCTGTCTTCAGGAATTATATATCCAGTGTTTTTCATTTGAGCTACAAGCGTCTGATAGCTGGTGTAACCAAGAAGCTTAGACATTTTTGTTCGATTGCCCTTGCACTCAACATATGCAGCGTCCCACATTTTAAACTTTAACTCTCTCACTCTTGCTGCAACATTCCAATCCATTGGCAGAGATCGAGCACTCACGCGGGGCGGGTCAATTTCAGTCAAAGGGTTGTCATCAGATGCCAACACCTGATCACTGTGTATTTCAATGGTATTGTCAGACATGTTTATTGTAATTTTAGTCATGGATTTACTCTCTCTTTTGATTGAATTTATATATCAAGGGCGCGTAAGGTTGCGTCTTTGACACGCCGCTCAAGCAGCGACAGTGCCTGTGAATAGTGCTTGCCGACAGCAGTGATTGATTGATCAAAGCCATCGTAAATCAGAACCCATTCATGCTGTATCTGAACTCTGTCCTTCTTGTGCTGAACGGTCTGAGATTCGTAGGTTCTGAACTCAAGGTTGCTTGGCTTGCGACCTCGGTAATGACCGTTTCTCTTTACCATCACAGGCACAGCGTTCAGAACAAATCTATTACCATTACCCGCTTTGACCTTAGCAATACCTTGATTGAAGACACGCCTTAACCAAGTGATGTGCAGCTTTATTGTGTTGTCAGAGTTTCTCATGCCCATAGTCGCAGGGTCTACACCGCATTCTCTTGGATTTGAGTAAACCTCAATTTTAAAATTGCCCGACTTCCATTGCTCATTGATGCTTTTGTTTGCCTTGTTCTTGATTGTAGATTTCTCTTTGGCAATGCTGTTTATGCTAACCACTTTCCTACGATTGTCTCTGTTCTCAGATATGGCATTGCGACAGTCCCGCCATGTTGACATGATTGCCCTTACCGTATCTTTGTCCATCAGGGACTGCATCATGCTGTTTACGTGTTCCTCTTCCTTGGAAAAGTAAGAGTACATAGAGCCATTGGATAACTTCTTGAAGAAGTCTTTTGTCTTTATCTTTGATAGAAAGTCATCGTCAGTATTGCCAAGCTTTGATGTCTTTTCCTTACCGAGAAACACCTCAAGGTTATTCATTAGCACCTTGTGGTTCTCAATGAACTGAGCCTCTTTCCTGTAGTTAAACTCGTCTTCACCCATCTGACCGTAGTCATCTTTCCATTGAGATTTTAACACACTGCCATCAATGAAAAATTCTTGATCAATCTTGTACATAGTACCTCCAGTTTAGTTCAATTGAACTTTTTAATTCTTTGCCTTATTTTCCACAGGCTCAACCCCGTGGTCTTGGAGATAGCTTTCTTAGTAAAGCCATCCTTCATCATGACCTTGATCAGGACATCAATTTCATCACTCTCCTTGTCATGAATGTCTTGAAGCTTTTCCTTCAGGCTATCAACTTTTTTCCAACATGCACTTATCTGAGCAAACTCAACTGCAATCTCGCCATGAACTGCTAATCGTTGCTGTTGAAACTTTTCTTTCAATGGACCCCAATATTTCATTGCGCTGACCTACTGGTATCTAACCTGCCGCGCTTACACCATTCCAGAATATAGTCTTTGGCTTCATACCTATCGCAATCAATGAGATCGGGAAGGTGACGGGCAAGCGAAAATGCGTGATGTTCACCACTTTCCATCAATGCATCTATTACGCGAAAGGCTTGTGCTTTCTTTTCTTCTTCAGACATATCTATTTCCTTTTGATTGATTGGTGAGGTGGTTCGCGGTCTCCCTGCCACCTCGGTCAGGTAAATCAGGTATGGAAGTTAATACCCGCCGCAATCTCTAACCCCGCGTGTTCAGATACACAGTCTCGCCCCAAGGGGCAGGGTCACCGTCCACCCAACTACTAACCCACATTACGGGATAATCAGGCTTGGCATCTGGGTAATCATAGATGTCCATGTCGGTGAAGTATACCATGTTGTCACAAGGCAGGTCTTTTTCTGCGATGTAGTCAAACACTGGAGATACTCTTGTGCCGCCGCGACCATGCGCCGACACTGAGGTGACTTCCTCACCTTGTTCGTATGTCTGCACCTGCTGGATACGCGCATCGCAGGTGATGACGGTGATCGACTTGGGTGACAGGTCATTGCTGATGGCATTGATGCCGCCAATGTAGTACTCAATCTCTCTGTCCTTCACTGACGCGCTGCTGTCTACAGCTAGCACCCAATGCCCCGCGCCCTTCTTGACCACTGACGGCATGATCATACCCGTCATGCCCCAGATTTTACGGCTAGGTCTAGCCATGCTACGGTCATCACGCTCATCACCGCCCATGAAACGCTGCACACTGTCCTGCCAGCGTATCTGATTGCGCTGCATTCTGTCGATCACACCCTTGATCTCATCAGGTAACTTTCCAACAGATTTGGCAGAGTTCGCAGCCATCATGATCTTCGCCTTGAGGTTGGCTTCCATTGCCGCTTCCTCAGAGGGTGAAGGATTACTGCCATCCTCGTTTTTTGCATCCATGTATCCGCTGACCCATGCGCCATCAGGAAGCTCGTAGTCTTCAGGCAATCGGTTATAGATAGCCTCGGCACTCATGCCTAGATACTGCTCGTCGTACAGCGCACCTTGGGGCAGGGCCATGATAGCCTTGCCAGCCTTGGTCTTGGTTTGCTCTGCAATGGACAGCACAATGGGGTTGGCTGCAAAGTCACAAGCATAGTTCCAACGGTCCATATCACGGTCACCCCGTCTGAACATATGCATGTTCGTGATGTGTATGACCTCATGAACCAGAACGCCCGTTACTTCCTCTTCAGTGCATCGCTCAACAAAGACCTCGCCCCAGTATACTTTGCTGGCATCTGTAGACATTGTCGGGGTGTCAGCATCCTCTACCACGGGCATGGTCAACAGCATTGAGCCAAAGAATGGCGAGTTGACAACCAACCGTGTGGTGCCGCGAGATACTTTCAGTTGTGGTTTGTATTCCATTTTGATTTCCCTTTGGTTCAATTGAACTTAACCAGCACCGTGAACAATAAATATTGTTCCGATTATAATGATGGCGAGTGCAACCCCGCCAATTACGTCACCAATATTTGGCATCCTCATATACCAGTTTCCTTCTGCCTGTTTAGGCTATTGACGCCCATGTTATAGATCAATTCATGGCGCAGCTCTTGCAGCTCTTCGTGCATATACCAAGCATCGCCCATGCCATGCTCATGATCCTCAGGGCTAAACTTTTCAAGAACATCGTCTATACGTCCAATCACATATGGCAGTGAGACAGTATCATACATTTTAATCTCCATTTTGATGTGAGGTGAGGGGTGGCTCAATAGTTTCATCGCCTTCCACAGATTGTGGTACGGCTCCATATCTTCGCCTTGCACCGCAGCTCACGCAAGGTTGAACCCTGATAGTAACGTGAGTAACAGGCTGTAACCGCTGCCCCTCGCAGCGTACCCATTCGGGTTCCGACCATGTTTTTTTACGGTAGTGACGCCGTTTCATCATGGGGGATGGCTCCCCCACTAGCTGGTGACAAACCAGCGCGTTCCATTAGACTAGAAGAACATGACCATTGTCTAGGCACCATGCCCGTATGGCCTTGTTAGACTTGAGTTCCTTGTCACGGTTGTAGGCGTCCTTGATTACAAAGGCCGCGAACTCACCTTGCGGCAAGCGGTTGAGGAACTTGATGATGTTGTCAGCATTGGCATTGTTCATGCGCGTAGCCAGCGCAGCGCATATTGCGTACATCACGCCCATGTCTGTCGGCACCTCAGCCGCCATAGGGCTGGCGATCAGCTCATCAATGTCTGGGCAGCTCTCATAGAGCTTCAGGAACCCAGCAAAATCACCAGCAGCGGCGGGGCCTACTTCTCCAGCTATACACTCAAGCATGTCATCCCAACCCAAGGCCCACTTGAGTATGTTGGAAACACGGTGCCATGACCGTGGCGTTGGGCAACTATCAGCGTCTGCATTGAAGCGGTGTACCCACTCAGGTCTAAAGCGCAGGTAAGCGCAGATGCGCTCGTCAGCACCAATTGACCTGAAGTACTTGATCACACTTTCAAGATCGACCTCAAGGTATTGGAAGTTGAAGCGGTCCTTGAGCTGACTAGGCAGACGTTGGACGCCAGCCTTGTCCTTGATCCCATTGGACGCAGCGACACAGACCCAGCCATGCGGTAGCTTGTGCGGCCCCGCACGTAGCTCATGGATCACCTGACCCACCACATTGAGGCTAGCCTTCTCGCCCTGCGCGACCTCGTCAAAGAAGAGGATGCCCTTGGTGCCTTCCTCAGGAAACCACTCAGGCTTGAGCCGTGTCATGGACCGTGACCCGTCAGGGTTATCCTTTATCCAGTTGGTGCCACAGATGTCAGTTGGCTCTGACTGAGCCAGATCGACTATGACCAGCTTGAGGTCAAGTTCACGGGCGATCTGTTTGATGCCTGATGTCTTACCAAGTCCCGGTTCTGACACCCAGTACATGGTGCTGTGCTCAGATGCATCAGCATCCTCTGGCAAGTTGACTGCGTAGTGAACGGCAGCCTTCGTGCGGGTAATCAATTGAGTAATGTTTGCCATGTTGGCCTCCAGTTTTGATAATGGTTAATCACGCTAACGGCGTTAACGTGATTTTATTTTGGTTCACTTGCACTTTTCTCAATGCGGTCAGCCTCAGCAAGAGCCTGATCACGGTTCATGGTATCAATTGCAATGTCTTCGCTGACCCATGACGGGCGCACCCCAGAGCCGTAGGCCCTGACGGTTGCCGCTATGCTTAGGTCCAGAGCCTCAGCGTAGTCTCTGAGGCCCTGCGCCTGTTCCTGTAGTGTCTCAGTCATTAGCTTCCCTTTACCATAGCTCATGGTCTTGCCATGAGAATTTTGAGGGTGTCAGACTGCCTTTTGAGCCAAACACAACAGTGTCCAGATCATCGTCTATGTCACCCTGCATTCTGTGGTCATTCCACATGTGGACAAAGTCTGGTTTGCCCCAGACCTTAACCGCTGCACTGTGTTCTGCGTCAGTTCGAAACCCTACAAAGTGTACAGCCATCATCCAACTCTCCGCTCTACAACCTCACCAGTGGGCGAGGTCATTGTTGATGTTTTTGTGGGGTCAGGCCAACTTTTACTCCAGCATTCCCACCACTCACGGGCCTCAGTTTCAGTCTCAACTGATATTTCCTCTGCCCATTCAGTCACAGGCTTTTCGCTGCATTCCATAGCGCGGCCCTCAGGCCATACCCATTCCGATCTAACTTTCCACATAGCGTCCCTTTCTGGGGCTACAGGCCCCACTTGTCTGCACATATAGGCCCTATGCCCATCTCAATTGATGCGGGGTCTGTAAGGGTGCGCCCACAACAGGCGCATATGCCCGTGTCGCGCCCATACTGTACCGCAACCCCGCGAGGGTCTTGAGCCGCCCTGACAACCGCCTGAGGCGTGTCATCTAGGCAGTCCCTGCCAGCATGAAACTTGCCGCCAGATATCTTTCCTTGGTAGTCACTGCCAGCCTTCACATAGACCGCGCCAGCATTAGCAGCGGGTTGCCCGTTCTTGAGGGTGACAGGTGCAAGGCTGAACTTGAGGCCCTCGGCCCTGAATACAGGCCGCTTAACCTTAGCGTGAACAAGAAGGTCATTTATCTTGCCCACGTTAACGTCAATGCTCTTAGCATCACGGGCCACCTTGTTTGCAGCCATTTTTGCAATCATCCGCTCGGCAGCGGCCCACTGATTAGGTGACAGCCGCCCCTTTGCGAGGTGCTGATCAACAAGTGAACGGGCGAAGCCGTTCCAAGTCATCATTTCTTCAAGCTTGTCCAATACAATGTCTTCGTTTGATAGATTATCCATGTTCATTCCTTTTTGATTAAGTACTGGTTTCATTTAAGTTCACTTGAACTAAACGAGTGCAGGGATGCACTCGCCGTTCACGTAAACAAACTGATCGGTGATATCCAAATCACTCAGATCATAGTGCCAGCCAAACGGCTCAAACACCTCGGCGGTGTCCACCAGATCGACATCATAGTCACTGGCGTTGAACACATTGCCAAGGCGGTTGCAGTCAATGACCTCATCGTCCTGCGCCACCAAGGCCAAGGCCTCAGATTTGAAGAACTGACGCCGCGCCTTGCTGGCTTGACGTTGTGAAGTCTTGCGAGACTTACGGGCCATCTTCAGGTCCAAAAAGTCATATCCGATCAGGCCCTCGGCAGGGCAGAGTGGTCTAGCCATTGTGTCGTTCCCTTTTGATTGGTTGCCATGCAGCAAGGCCTAGTGGCCTTAGTGGATAGCAACCGCCCCGCCGTAGCGGGGCAGTCTTGCCTTCAAGCTTCCAAGGCGTCCAGTGTCGCGTTGACCTTCGCAGTCTCATCTGCAGCAGCAGCGGCAGTGGCATCAGCCTCTGCCCGTTGAGCTGTACGAACCGCTTTCAGTTCGCGAATAGCGTCCTCAAACTCAGCCAGACCGTCATCGTCGAGACCCTCGACAAAGGTGCCTGATTTCTTAAACAGGCCTGTCTGATTGTCACGGTTAAGTTTGAACTTGCCAACCACCTTTTCGGCAAGAGCACGGGCAGGGCTGACCTCGCGGGTGTTCACGAATTCCCGCACGATGTGCGCTTCCTTCGTGATTTCCAGATCGACAAACAGTTCGCTCACCGCGTCTGGGGTGGCGTTTTCACCAAGCCCATGATCACGGCGTATGCCTCTAGCAGCGGCAACACTATTCTCCCAGTAACGCTTTGTGGAGGCCTTGCTGACCCCCGCGCCACCGTCCTCAATAGAGGCCTCAAGAGCTGCCTTGAAGCCCGTTGCAATGGCAGGTCTAACGCGCCCTGATTTGTTCCAACCATCATCACCGAGGCCCAGCAGGACCGCCGTGATCTCAGTGTAGACCGTGATCTTGTTGCGCTGGATGCCGTCAGCATTGTCTTTTGCGTCACCTTTGAAGGACGCAATATTTCTTTCGGCTGCTAAGATGTTAGTTGCGACAGTTGTATCAATTGTAAAGTTGTTCATTGTGTGATCCTTCCATAGATCGTTTGATTTTGGTTCAATTGAACCTTGCGAGAATTCGCATCACTGACACCCCGCGAGGTGCCAGAAATTCGCATTCCTTAGGCCGCTATCTGTTGAGCCTTATTCCACCGTGCCTTTGCAGCGGCCTCACCCAGCTCAGTGCCGAGAAACATCACTTGGTTGGTCACGAATGACACATCAAAGATGTCACAGTGATCGAACCCCATCTTGTGGGGCTGGTGGATGAAATCATCAGTGTCTAGACGCCACTGCTGACCTTGCGGGTTGGTCACTACATACCGCCAATCTTTGGCACCGCCAGCTCTTGCTTTGATGTACAGTTGATGGCGATCACCACCCTCTAGATTGACATCAATCTCAATTGAGATACCGCGTTGGCCGACTGAACAGATTGCCGAATTGATTGAGTTGCTCATGATTTAATTCCTTTATGTTTTGCCTTACGTGGCAGGGTTTTGTTTTTAAGCTTCACCACTTGAGGGCGGTACTTTGCAGACCGCACCTCACGGGCCATTGGGTTCCTATTTTTCATAGCAAACTCTCTTTGACATTATGCGGCCCCATACCGCTCTGAATTGAGTGCCACCGCCGAGGCGCATGGCATTTCTGTGCAGCGCACATCCGCGATCGTTGTAGTCATTCGCAAGCTTGTCATCGCCCTGCGCTAGCATCTTGAATGCCATGTTGTATGCAGCGGCTGCATTGTCACACATGGTGACCTGCATGGCGGTGAGAGGTGCAGTGTTTTCGGTTGCTTGTGTTAAAAAGTTCATAGTGTCACTCCCGTTTGATTTGATTGATATTGTGAAAAGTTCAATTGAACCTTTTACGATATCAACCAACCCGCCGCCGACATCTTTACATGTCGAAGTTTAAGACCAGCGGGTGGTCAATTTCGTGAAATCTTTGACCGTTCGCACTGTGCAGGTGGTCAACCTTACTTCACACTTTTCCCCGAATTGAAGTGGTCTATCGGGTCAACATGACATGGTCAGTATCCGAGTGTCAGCGGTTGAGATTTTTAACGCATTCCCTTAGTCGTCTCAGAGTGCCAGACCGCCTTCCAATCGGTGTGATCATCCCTGTATTCATCCGAGGATTTTCTCTCCCCCAGACGCTCAAAACCAGCCATTTATCCAACATCACCGTGTCGGGACTATGAGACGCTCGGCCTGAGTGGCCTACCCTTGTGTTAGCGCGGGTGTCGCTATGTCCAAATTGCTCTGCGCGGCGTTGGACCATCTGGCGGTGAGCTAGTTCGGGGGGAGGCCCTTAGGCCCCTGCCCTCCCTGCGTCTGTCATCCTTGTCCCACATAAGAACGGTAATTAAAACCCCTATTTTAACAATTTGGTGCAATTGCACCTAATTAATTTACAGTGCGTTGATTTCATTCACTATTATATTGAAAATTTATTATTGAAGTAGGTGATTAGTGGTAAGTACATTCAAAATAGTTTCCTCACGGTGAAAAAAGTGCAAGCTGCTTGTCGCTTTTCATGAAGTGGACAGGCCCAGA